ATGACAATCCAGCTATTCATTACTATTTTGGCGACCTTGAAGGCGATAAATGGACAAAAACTGAATTTACCCTTACAAATGGGTGTAGGATGATAGCAAAGGGTACTGCCCAGAGATTGAGAGGTAAAAAGCAGTTTTCCACTAGATATACTGGTATTATCCTTGATGACTTCGAATCTGAGCTAAATACTAAGACTCCTGATGCCAGGAGGCATATTAAGGACTGGGTTACTGCTGCTGTGTATCCAGCGATCGATTTTGATAAAAATGGGTTCTTATGGTGTAATGGTACGATTGTTCACTATGATAGCTTCTTAAATGGCATTGTTAAGGGTCATAGCGATGCAAAAAAGACTGGAGAGGAGTTTTCCTGGGATGTCGTTACCTATAAGGCGATTCTTGATGATGGCACTCCATTATGGCCTAGTAGGTGGCCACTATCCAAATTAGAAGAAAGAAAGCAATTTTACATAGATTCAGGGACTCCTGCCAAATTCTACCAAGAATACATGAATCAGGCCAAATCTCCTGAAGACCAGATATTTTCAGAGGAGGACATAAATGAAAACTTTTATACAGGAAATGCGAGATTTGACGAAGAATGTAATTCGTGGTATATTAAATTTGAAAATGGAGACACTGAGTACATTAATATTTACATTGGTGTGGATCCTGCCTCTACACTTGGTGTTAGGAATGACTATAGCGTTATTATGGTTATTGGGGTTACTAAGGACAATGATTACTATGTTCTTGAATACTGGAGAAAAAGAGTCTTACCCATGGACTGTGCAGATGAGATATTTAAAATCGCTGAACGATACAAGCCAATCAGACGAATAAATATTGAAACAATATCATATCAGGAAATGTTAAGGGATTATGTGCACAAACGAAGTAAAAAAGAGGGAATCTTCCTACCTGGGATAGAAAAAGGTATTAAGGGCTATGGAAACCAAAAAAAGAAAGACAGGCTATTTGAAGGCCTGCAGCCCATGTTTAAAGCTGGTGCAGTACATTTAAAGAAGAATATGCACGAATTAATAGGAGAGCTGCTGGATTTTCCCAAGGGCACACATGATGACTGTATCGATGCCTTCTGGCTATCGACTCAGTTTGCCAGAGGAAATCCTAAGGCAGCGAATAAAAAGAGAGAAAAAGATGCTAAAGGGAACTGGCTTAAACCTAGAAAGGTTTATAACTGGATTACTGGAGCTAGGAGATAATTTGCATAACAATAATAAATGTTATAAATTACGACCATGATTCAAAAGGATAAAAGAGCAATTGAGACTCAAGAACTGTTTAGACGATGGCGAGACGCTAGATCTGACTGGGACACTCAAGCGAGAGAAGATATTGATTTTTATTTAGGTAATCACTTTAGCGATTCTGAGCAAGATGCCCTAAATGAAAGAAATCAATCAAGCACTCCTGTTGATAGGCTATATTCTGCTATTGAGCAGTTTAAAGCTATTATAACATCTAAACCACCTAAATTTAGTGCAGTAGGCAGAGAAGATTCAGATGTCAGGATGTCTAAAGTATGGAAAACGATTCTTGAGTACATATGGGATATATCAGATGGAAATGAAATGTTCAAACAAGCAGTCCATGATTATGCTGTTACAGGGCTTGGATACTTCTATGCTTATACAGATGTTGAGGCTGACTATGGTAGAGGCGAAATAAAGTTTACAAATGTAGATCCTTTTAGAGTTTATGTTGATCCAAACTCAAGACATAGGTATTTTGATGATGCATCTGCAATTATTGTGTCAACAATATTCTCAAAAGAACAGCTTGAAAATCTATATCCACACTTAATTCAACCTATTAACGAAGAAGGTGATCTGCTTATAGATGATATAGAGACTATGAGTGAAGATGAGGATTTTCCTGCTGCTACCAATGTAAGGAACAAAGGTTCATTCACTCCAGATGTCGTAAAAGATTATGATTATGGAAATAGCTCTTCATCAAAATATAGAGTTTTAGAGCATTATTCTAAAATTAAAGTTCCTTATTTTAGAGTAATGGACACAAAGACTGGCGAAGAAAAGATTTATAATGAAGAAATGTTTGCAGAGCTAATGAAAGATGTTCAATTTAAAAAGCAGCTAAAATTGAATCAGATGGATTATGTACAAGTCTTGCAAACAAGAATTAAATTATGCTGCAGTGTAGGACAAATAGTTTTATATGAAAGAATTTTAGAGACTAATATATTCCCTATAGTCCCAGTTCCTAATATTTGGACTAATACTCCTTATCCAATGAGCGATGTAAGGAAAAATAAAGATTTTCAGAGGTTCCTTAACAAGATGATATCACTTATAACATCTCATGCCCAATCATCATCAGGGCTAAAACTCCTCGTTCCTCAAGGCTCTATTCAAGATATGGAAGAACTTGAAAGAGATTGGGCCAATCCTAACGCAACTATAGAATACGATGCATCTTTAGGGGAACCTCACTTTCCTGCTCCACAGCAATTATCTAACTCAATTGTTGAATTACCTACTATGATAGAAAAATATATTGACTTAAATATGGGTATTTTTGAAATGCAGCAAGGAAATACAGAAGCTGCTCCAAGAACATCATCTGGAACAATGATGCTGGAGGATTTTGGACAAAGACGATCTAAATCTAAACTTAGAGACATAGAAGGAAGTTTAAAGAGATTGGGTCGTGTTGTTTACAATTTATCAAAGAATCATTATAAGTATCAAAAAATATTTAGGATTGTTCAGCCTAACAATGATATGACTGAATACATGGTAAATAAAAGAATGTATGATGACAAATCAAATGAATTGCAGGGAATCATTAATGATATAAGTATTGGTCAGTTCGATATTCGTGTTATAGGTAATTCTACCATGCCATCAAATAAATGGGGTGAATGGGATATTTATCTACAGGCATATCAAGCTGGACTTATTGACAAGCAAGAAGCTCTCAAGAAAACAGAAATATTTGACAAAGAGGGTATTATGCAAAGAACAGATATGATTGCACAATTGCAGCAACAGTTGCAAGGTGCACAAGAACAAATCAAGAAATTATCAGGAGACTTACAAACTGCTCATAGAGAATCTATTTCATCACGAAAAAGAACAGAGGTCGAGAAGTTTAAGTCTCATCTTAAAGAACAAGAATTATTGTCCAAAGCAGAAAACAAACTTTCTGTGGGTAGACTCTCAAATGCTGTTAAACTCGAATCAGAGAAATTACGATTAGCTAATGAAAAAGAAAGAAAAGCAGTTGAAAAAGCTAGGCGTGGTGAACCTCAAAAGAATTAGAGAGATGGCGAAACTAGGAGAAAAGTGATGACTCAAGGTGATGATAACGCACAAGTAGATGGACATCCTCAAGGTGAACCTGTCGATGGTGTAGGGCAAGATGTAAATGATCAAGGTAACGAGAGTTCTGTAGATTGGGAACAATCAGCAAAATATTTTCAATCTGAAAAGGATAAACTCGCTTCTGAAAACGCACAGCTAAAAGACTATGCCAAATTAGGCAAATTTTTGGAGTCAAGACCAGATTTAGTGCAAGCTATGAAAGAAAAGGCTGCTACTACAAATCCAAATGGCCAACCAAAATTACAAATATCAGCTGACGAATTTGATCCATGGGCTGCCTTTAACGACCCTTCATCTAAATCGTACAAGTACAGAGAACAGCAACAAGCTCAACAGATTGACGACCAAGTTAACCAAAAAGTAGGGGCTATGCAAGCACAAATGGCGAAAAGTCAAGGATTATCAAAACTTCAAACTGATTTATCAGCAAGAGGTTTAAATCCACAAGAGATTCAGTCATTTATGAATTTTGCAGATAAGCATCCTGCCAGTTATGGACTTGACAATGTGTTGAAAATGTGGCGTTCAGTTGCTTCTGAAGATCCTGGGCAAAATGCTAATCTAGATCAAGTCAGAGATATTCAATCTACTCCACAGGCTGGTGTTCTTCAAGGACAACAACCTCAGAGAAAGAGTGAAGCTGATAAGATGTGGGATGGTATAGTAGCTGCAGGGCCAAGAGGTAGCAAAGTACTTTAATTATAATGTATAATCGAAGGAGATAGCTGAAATGGCAATAAATAAAGGACAAGTGAATTTTGGGACTCCTGGAACTACTTTTGTCGATGCACCAGATACCTCGACAAGAAGACTCTATGATTTTAGTGATAGAGTCGCTGATCTAGCTCCAACAGAGTCACCATTTTTCGTATACTTATCAAAAGTTGGAAAAGTGCCCACAACAGACCCTCAATTTCGATTTCTTGAAGATAGAACAAAAATCGCTATAACAGACAGAAGCTTTTACATGCAGACTGATGCTGCTGCCACTGATGCTGGTGCAGAAGAAAATTGGACTGTAGCAACCACAAGTGGTGGCTCAACAGGTGTAAAATGGCTTGTTAAAGGTATGGTGATTATGGTAGATAGCGAACAATCAGGTGGCGAAAAAAGCCATTGCAATGCAAGGGTTGAGAGCGTTAGTACTGATGGTAGAACTATTGGTATTAAGTGGCTTACAGAACCTGCAGCTACAGATATTAATGGTTCATCTACCAATGTTCAATGTCAAGTTATTGGAACTTCTTTTGCAGAAGGTTCTGGTGCTCCAGATGTATGGTCTCAAGAGCTAGATAATGATTATGGGTATACCCAAATCTTTAAAACAGCTTGTGAGATGTCTAATACAGCAAGAGCAACAGTATACAGAGGTTACGCTGATGAATGGCAAAGAATATGGAACTTAAAGTTAAGAGAGCATAAAGTAGATATTGAAAGAGCAATGCTTTTTGGACAACGAACTACTCAGGCTAATATTAACTATACTGAGGGGATTGTTGGTCATATTATAGCAAATGCTCAAGGTGCATATGTTCATGATACAGGGGAATCTGATGATGGAGTTATGTCATATAACGAAGGATACCCTTATCATAAAACATGGGCTACTGGAGAATTTACTTATGATAGGCTCTTGGGAGACTTTGAAGTTCTTTACGACCCTGCAAGGGGTGGTAGTGATAATAAGCTAGCTTTAGCTAGTTTACCTGTGATTACTTATTTTAATAAAATGGGAAGCTTTGTTGACAATTCTATTGCTAATGAAGTTCGCTATAATATTGATAAGAGTACAGGTTCGTTTGGTCACTCAATAATGAAAGTAGATACTGTGCATGGCTCTATGAGTCTTGTTAAAGAACCTCTATTTAGAGGTATATCAAAACAGTTTCTATGTTTAGTTGATCTTGATCATGTAGCATATAGACCCCTTGTTGGTAATGGTGTCAATAGGGATACTTCAATCACAACAAATGTGCAGCAAGCAGATGAAGATTTACGAAAAGACATGATTCTTACAGAAGCAGGTCTTGAAGTATCTCTTCCTGAAACTCACGCTTTGTTTAATTTGGAGGGTGTGTAATATGAGAAGTGATGTTAATAATAGTAATAGTGGTGAATATGGGGAATATCGTAGAAAAATAATTGACTTGAGAGATGCTACTTACAGTGTAAGTGCAGATGAGTCAGGAACGATTTTTACGATCAATAAAGCTGATGGTATTGATATAACACTACCTGCTGCAACTGCTGGTCTGGAATATGAATTTCATATTGGGACTACTTGCACAAGTGATTCATTAACTATAACAGCTGCTTCAAGTGCTGATACTTATCAAGGAAGAATAGCTCAATGTGATAAGGATCATCTTGGAAGTGTTGTTGCGTTAAATGAGGATATCGCTACTGATGGTTGGAATTATCCAGCAGCAGCTGATTATGTGTTGACTTTAGATGCAGCTACAGATGGTTGGTATCTTGGTGGTATGTTGAAGTTTACATGTATCAATGCCTCTAAATGGATGATCCAAGGTCATCTATTTGGAGATGGTACAGCAACTCATATATTCTCATAAACAAACCTAATTATCAGGTTTAACAGTATTTGGGAACTGTGTGGGGAGTCAATGACAGGCTCCTCACGAATCCCATAAAAATTTAATAATAATAAACAAGCCCATTCATGCACAGCCAGTGCTTAGGGCAGGAGGATAAAATGGCAAATAATATACATAAATATACAGTAGCAGAAGGCGTTAATTTACAGTTAGGTCAAAATGGATTTGATATTATAGCTGAAAGCGATGGAGCAGTTACTGGCCATTGGGTTGCAGTTTACAATCCTAATGATACTCATATAGCAATTGATGTTACATCAGCAATAGGAGATAGTTTGACAGCTCTTGATTTATGTTCAAATGGTATTTTGTATGGGAACTTTACTACAGTTGAATGCGAAGAAAGTAGTAAATCCCTTATTGCATATAGAGGATAATTTATAAACATTTAATAAGGAGGCGTTATGCCAAAAGGTAAAGGAACATATGGGTCTAAAGTAGGAAGACCCCCAAAAAAAGCAAAAGGCTATCAGGCAGGTGGTGCTGTTGAAATGAGAAATCCAATGGTTACTAATGCTATGGATAGAAGTCAAAATATCCAAGGTTATGGCGATGGTGGAAAAGTTGATAATAGAGAACGAAAATATACAGTAACTACAACTGGAACTGGTGGAACTTCAACAAAAACTCTTACTGGGGAAGCTGCAAAAAAAGCAGCTGAAAAAGATAGAGCTGGCCAACAAAAAAGAGTAGATACAATGAAAGCAAAGAAAGCTAAAATAAAATCAGATAAAGCTAAAAGAGCGAAAATGACTCCTGAAGAAAAGAAAAAAGCAGCTGCAGCAAGAAGAAAAGCTATGTTTGATGAGTTAGGATAATGGCTATTTTTGTATACGATAAAAACAAAAAAGAAGTAGTTCCTATTGAAAAATCTACAAATAAAGTTGAGCTAAAAAGCAACAATTGTGCTGATTATGTTAATATGAGAAAAACATGGTCAGGCACAACTCAAGTTGAATTTAGCCAAACAACAATGGATCAAGATATAGCAGATAGGAACAGAGGTAGATAATGCAGAATTTAAAAGAACAAGTTAACAATCTAACAAATATAGATTTTTCTGACGATTCTGCTTTAGCTGATTTTTTTACTGAAGGCCATAGAATGGTAGTATCTAAGCTTCCTCAAGGCACAGTGTTGTCTCAGTCAGGAACTTCTACAATAACATCAGGTACATTTTCTGCTGTTAATTTATCTGAAGACGACATTTTGCTTGTAACTAGAAGCAATGGTACAAATGCTTTTCAATGTAGAAAAATACCTATAGAAGAAGTTTATAAATATGCAGCTTCATCTGGATATTACGAAGAGGCTACTGCAACAGATCCTGGATGGTACATAGAAGATGGTGCACTAACTGTAATCCCAACACCTGATAGCAATGGGGCTAAAATTAAATACAGGAACTATCAATCTTTTGCTGCTAGTGGTAGTGATAACTATGATATAACAAGTGCTACTGAAGTGCCTAATTTGCCTATAAAAGCAAGACAGGCTGTTGTTTTATTTGTATCTACTAGAGCCATGCATAGAAAAATAGTTGAAATAGATTCAGCTTTGCCTTCTGATTTAGCATCTCCTGTAGTAGAGGTAATAACAGTATCATTGCCAACACTTGGTACTTTGCCTGCAGTTCCAGTCGTACCTAGTATATCATCACAAAGTATTGATGATTTTTCTTCAGCAGCTCCAACATATACACCTCCAGTATTTTCTGCTCCTGATTTAGGTACAGTAGATAGTATGAATTTACCTGTTGTTCCAGCAGTGCCTACTTTATCTTCAAATGCGATAACAACGCCTACTTTGCCTACTTATACAGGCCCTGTTATGGCTCCTGATTTTTCACAAGTATCTACATATATTGATACAGATGAAGATACTGAACTTGCAGGTTCAAAGATACAACAAATTCAAGCACAGATTGCTGAGTTTCAAGCTAATGTTCAAAATTCTTTAAATACATATAATAAAGAGAATGCTGTATTTCAGGCTGCCTTGCAAGAAAATACACAAGAAGCACAATTGTTGGATGCACACGAAGCAAGAAAATTACAAAAGTACCAAGCTGAAGTTTCTACTTATCAAGCAGAAGTTAACAAAGAAGTTCAAAGATGGACAAATGATGTTTGGGGTAGAGCTTTTAATGAATGGCAAGCGAAGTATTCAAATCAATTAAGTGAGTATAGCACAAACATTCAAAACGCATTAAATACATTTAACAAAGAAAATGCTATTTATCAAGCAACTATACAAGAAAAGACTCAAGAAGCTCAATTGCTTGATTCTCATGAGGCTAGAAAACTTCAGAAATATCAAGCAGAAGTAAGTGCATTTCAGGCTGAAGTTGGTAAAGTTACTCAAAAACTTGGATCTGAATTGCAACGATATCAAGCTGAAGTATCTAAAGTGCAGCAAGCAAATGCAAATAAAGTTCAAGTCTTTGGACAAGAGATGGCTAACTATAATGCAAAAATACAAAAACAAACAACTCTGTATAATTGGATGAT